CAGGCTCTACCATTAATATGCTTCCGAGTAAACAGTTCTAAGCGCAAACCGTGGTTCTTTATGTGAGATTCTTGTTTCTTTCGATCCATCCGCATTATCAAACCATTTCCACACTGGGGTTCCCTTCTCTGCAAGGTAGTTAATGATGCATTCTGGTAGTTCGTAAGATTTTCCAGGTATTAATGTTTCTTCAAAATGGATCAGATGATTGCTTACAAATACTTTGATCGGATTGCTTGGTTGATCATTACGACCAAATACTACTTTTTGCTTTGGATGTAGGTCGACAGGACACTGTTTAACAGGGTATCTATTGATCTTCAATTTTTTGTTCAAAATTCTAGCTTCTTCATTGTAAAGTCTGTAGTCACGAATCGAATTTAATGGCATTTCTTCAATGGGAAGTTTCTCTGAATGTGCTGCTTCTATTGAGCTGTTCATGATATCATCATTTTTTTGTGCAACGTGTTGATGTTTTCGCATATTTAATTACCTTCATATATAAAGTTATTTTCAATTCTATTGCAATACCCACCTTCAACATACGGTGAATAATTTGTTGAGTCCACAGACTCAAGAGTAATCGGATCTCGTAACGTGAATGTATCTACATCGGTTACGATGATCTTAAATCTATAGTTGTTGAGTGGATCTTGTCCACGAGCTACTGGCATCGCACCATTTAAATCAGTTAATCGTACAAAATCGTCGGTAGCGTATCCATGTTCAGCAGTAGTTTGAACCGAACAAGGTTTTGCATTCGTAATATTTAGTATGTCGCTTCTATGTGATGCTTGACCGCTCAATTTTTCTCCAATGTAAAACCGCTTTACATAACGTGACCCCTTTCGAGGTCACGAATATTCAAATCATTAGACTAAAAGGTCGCCTAAGTCAACCACTTGCCCGAATTTGTATACTTCAATCAAGAACTCATCGCTGTCAGCGCCCATAATAGACGTTCCAGCAGTAAGTTTATATTCAATTGGGTCATACGCGTAAGGATTAGGGTTGTATGGACTTGTGTTGCTGTACGGAGTAACCTGAGGGTTATTCAATGCAATAACATGCGTTTCAAGTGTAACGCGTCCACCGCTAACATAAGCAGTAAATGCTGTTGAGTCGATAGGCTCCCCAGTAATTACGTCTTTTAAGCTGAAAGTTGTAGCTCCGAGAACAACAATCTTGTAACGGTTGTTATTCAATTGTCCCATTCCTCGATCACTTACACCAACGTTCCCAAGATCGGTAATTCTAACGATTTGGTTAGTTTGAAAAGTGTATGCTGAATGAGTTACAACGCATGGATCGGCAGCAGAAATCGCTGAAATTGTTGCATGAGATGTTGCAACACCACCACTTGTATCCGCGACAACAAAACCATTTGTTGTTGTATCTAAGAAGTTGAATGACTGAGCGGCGGCTGAGTCAATAACTTGCTGTTGATATGCATGAGCAGTTGTAATTTGATCTCTGAACCACACTGAAACAGGAAGATTTCCAGCTGTAGCAGTCCACTGTGTTAAGTTGTTAAATACAACTTTGTCGGGTTGAAAATTAAACGTAAAAGTATGTGCTGTACCAGCAGAGATAAACTTGTACGCTTCTGACATTGATTGTCCTTGAAATAAGTCTGACATAGATACCCCCTTATGCTTTTGTTGATAGTAAAGTTACGATATGAGAGTCATCAAGGATTGCAGCGTTGAACCATGCTGTAAAACCCATTGATTGAAATCTATTCAGATAATCATTGAAACCAAGTGGCTTTAAGATCATTTCTGTGGATACTTCATCAAGACCAACGTAACCGTATGCGTTAGCGCCGACAAATGTATTACTGTAAACAGGTGCTGCATCGCTTGTTACATTAACAAGAGTTGATGTAACCCATCTTGCTTCGTCTGTTGCTCCGAATTCAGCTTGTAACACTGCTTCTTGTGAACCGTATTGCGAAGTTGGAACAAATGCATCAAGACTTCTGATGTCCGGTTTTAAGTTTACGTGTGCTGTAACCCAGAAACCACTTTCTACAGGACCTGTACCAAAACGACTAGTACCATCAATAGTTGGGGTCATTTTTTCAGTATCATTATCATCTAGATATTGAATTGCTCTATTAACATCGATCTGTGTTAGTTCTGTGATCGCATTTCCGTTGACTCCATTTAAACATGAAATTTCAGGAACTGAAGACGCCCATACATCACGAGTGACTTTATCAAGCATAGTATGCATGCACTGTGATAAGTTATCGGCTGTCTCTTGTGCTGTTTCATCTTCAACAACAAGAAGAACTTTTCTTCCAAGTAAAACAACTTTACCAAATTCTTGAACTTGGACGTTGATATCAAATTTTTGTACTTGCTCAGGAGCAGGATCTGCATCTTGAGATAAAACAACTGGATCAGAATTCAAGTTCTCTTGACGTCTGAAAGCAATTGTATCAGTATTTTTTTGCGGTAGCGTAAATGCACGTCCAAATAGGTTATGCACGCAACGAGGTTTAGATCTCTGTAGTAATGCACGGTGAGCCCATGCATCTGACATTGATCCATATCCACTTGTAGTAGTGATTGACATAGTTTCCTGTGCCTATCGACGTTTTATTTGCGACCGTTTCCACTTTCCAAATTCTTCGTCACTCATACTACCGAAATCCACAGCTTGATTCATTGCGGTTGCTTTTGGCATCGATGAAGGTGCATTTGGTGCGTCCTTTTTCGGTGGAGCAACTGTTTTTAACTGTTTTTGTTGTTTCGGTGTCAATGCTTCCATCAACGTATAAGCTTCTTCGTATCTGTTTGAAGCGGATTCAATGGCACCCGTCAAATTAGGTCTTTGTTTTAAAAATTCTGTTAAATGCTCATTTATTTTCTCAAACTTCTCTGGATTCGCTTTAATCCACATCTTCTCTTCAATGATCCGAATTGATTCACGTTGAGTTTTTGATAAGTCTTCTTTCGTTGCTGACTCATAACGTGAATTATCTTCTTCAACAGGTGCTTGTTGCGCCATTTGACGCTTACGCTCCCAATTCAACTCTTGCTCTAACTCTTGTCTCCGTCTGCGTTCTTTTTGCAGTGCGGATAAAGGAACTTGAGTTCTACTTTCGGAAGACTCCGAATCATTTTCATTTGACTCAATCGATGTTTGTTCGACTGCATCAACGATTTCTTCTGTTTGAGGCTCGACGGTTTCCTCGGTCATATAATTTTCTCCGTGATAAACATAATTTAGCCGTTATGACGGCATTGCGCCCTTTGCTTGTAGGTAGGCGACACCTGTTTTATTGAACTCTACTTTTAAACGTTCACCTGGTTTATTTGGTGCTACCATCCACAGTAATTCTTTGATTCCGCGTTTTGGACTGATCCAGAACACCATTTGATTACTAGTGAACGGAGGTAGTTTAAAAGTTGCTTTTGGCATGTCCATTTCAAAAATCGATGGATCATTTCTGTTGAATTTAGCATGTAAAACCAGAAAATAATTCTCTTTTACATGTTTCAAAGCACTGATCGCTTTCTCCACCCACTCATCAATAGATTTTTTTAAGGACTGTTTCTCGTCCACATGATTTGCAGGTAAAATCAATCCAGATTTTGGATCTCTTGCCAATTTCATAATTACATTCCTGACAATCCACGAAGCGAATCTTGTTGCTTCTGTGCTTGTTGAAGTAATTTATTTGCTTTAGCTTGATCTGCGTTCATACCAGGTCCGCACATCGGTTTAACTTGCGATGCTTTAGACATTGGATTTGATTTGTAGCTATTCATGCCAACACCGTTGTCCATAAATTTTCCGCCACTTCCAGATTTTTTCATGATTAACCTCCTAGGTTTTCATCTTGCATAATGTTTTGTTGCTGTTGCATCTGTTGCATCTGCTCTTCTTCATTTGCGCCCATGACTTCACTTTCGATATCTTGTTGTAGTGCGTCGGATTGCGCTGAAACTTGTTCTTTTTGCAGTTCTCGTCCTGATGATTCTTGTGATTCGATTTCAGAAATGTATCTGAGAACTTGTAAAATTCTATCTTCTTTCATCTTGCTTAACTCAGACATTGCTTTAACTCTGTCTAATGATGCTTGAGCTACGTTTTGTTGCGCCTCAGATTCCCTTTCATCTTTGAGGGCGAGATTTCCGATTCCTCTTGTTTTACGCTCAAATGCAAGATTAATTTTCTCTTCAATCGTCGCATCGATAAGTTGTATTTGTTTTTCTTGCAACTGTTGTGCTTGTGCAGACTGTTGCGCTAGTAGTTGATCTTGCGCTTCAATTGCTTCTTGTAAATCGGACATTCCTGACATTGAAAGCGCTTTTACGATTTCTGCTTGAGGTACATCGACAATGCCATCACGTTTCAAGTTTACTAACTCATAATAGTAAGCATCTTTTTGAGATTTAGATCTTACACCCTCTTTAATGATTGCATCATATTGTTCAAATTGCTTGTCGTAGAATTGCTCAGTAGGTTGTTCTCCGAGGATGCGTTCAACTTTTCCGGGAGGATAATGCGTTTGAAATACCTTCATAAGAAGACCACCCAAAATTAATTGTGCGGTTTCAACGTTATCCATTATTTTTCGGTTTCCTCGTAACCCTTGCGCGATGCGTACTTCTGCAAGTCTTCCACTGATTTGTGTGTTTCCACCTTCGTCAATTCCCATCACAGACTCAGTAACGTTTGCAAGTGTCAAAGATAGTTGATCAAGAATCTTTTGATATTCCATTAGCGCGGGATTTGCACCTCCACCTTGCAGTTCTTGAACTGAATTCAACCCCTCAGGTGCATTCTCAGGATCAATACCAATGATTCGATTTTGTCCGGACTGCTGTAGATCTTCTGGATCTGCTACAGAACCAATCAGATATTTGTATCCAGTAGATATTGTGCTGTCCATCATATCGATGATCTTCATGTGTCGTTTATTGAACTGTCTTTGTAGTGACCAATTCACCGAAGCAAGACCCTGGATTCGTTGTGACGGCATCCAAATTGACGGTTCCATGTAGCATATCAACGGCACAAACGGATATGTTTCAACGATTCCCGTTTTGTCTTCACCGCAATATAAACGTTGTCCATTCAATAAAATATTTAATTCAACAAATGGACGATCAACAGTTTTGATGTCAAGATTCGGGATTTCGCTTTCATCGATTTGTAAGATCTCAGCATTCGCACGCATGTCATTGAATCGAGATATTCCAAGTTTTAATTTGTCAATCTCTTCTTTTGGAAGATCTGTGATATCACGATAGAAACTCGTTTCATTGTCGATAAGAAATTTGCGTTTGCGCGTAGTGCGTTTATAAAATTGATCATATGCGACTAGATTTCTGTTACGTGAGAAAGTCGTGAATTGCGGATGATACTGCATGAATTTATCATCACGATATCCTTGAGTAAGGTCATTAATTTCTTTTGGATCGATAAACGGGAGTAATTGCTTTGCGTATTCTTTGCTGATAAGATCACGCGTAATAGCAAATGAGCAGTCGTTTAAGTTGATGTTTTCAAAGGTTGGATCTAAATAGAACGAGTTGTATGTTCGCTTGTAAAATGAGACATCACCGTTAATGAAATCGCGTGAGTAATCCATTTGCACCCCGCAAAGTGAAATACCGCTTTTGAAGCACTCGTCCGCTGCATCTAGAAATGTTGGAAAACCCTGTCCCTTATCCCAGGCATAGTATCCAAGTTTCGTAAATTGATCTGCTGTTTTTTGATCTGAACCTTCAACAGGTCCATAAATAATTTCATTGATATTATCTCTGAGATATCCAGAAAAGAAATTCAACGGTCTTCGAATGATGTTAAATTCGAGTGGTTCGCGTCCCTCTTTGATCAGTTGTTTGCGCTCTTGATCTGACCAGGTGTATCCCGATGCTGCGAGAGTATAGACTTGAGCATCTTTAACAAAGGGAGCCCAAAAGTCTCTTGAATAGCGATAGTTTTCTTGAAACTCGTTGCGGATTTCGTAATCAGAAGACATAAACCTACAAATTAAAGCTTTAATTAGAATGCATAACACACCATTAAAATTTTAATATATAGAAAAGTGACAAATCGAAGATTTAATTGCTAGTATACGGATTTTCGACGCAAATCGACTGCTTTTCGATGTTTTTCAAGTGATCCCCCAAGATTTGAAACTGTCTCAATATGTGATACTGCTTGTGCTAAGTATTGAAATGCGTCCCCAAAATTTGAATGGATATCGTGCAAAGGATCTTCCATGTATTTTCCAAGTTGCTCATTCCATTTTTTTCGATATTTCGAAAGTTGATCCAACAACGGTTTTACTTTGCTGATGTTAAACACGCATCGATCAATCTTGATTCTAGCATGTGAGATCTGAAGTTGCTTATCCATCCGCTTTAGTACGACGAATTTTGTTCCTGTTGATGAAAATAGTCTTTTAAAATCACGCTCGAAAGAGTTGTTTACATCTGTTACAACGCGTTTTGTAGAATCATGCGGAAGAAAAATTGTGTGATATAAATATTTCTTATCTTGAAGCAAAAACTTTGCATAGAAATCAACATCTTTGTCTTTGTCTTCGTAGTAATCAATAACGCGAATTTCACCATGAACAACTTGGAAAAAGATCATCACTGTAAGATCATTAAGACCGATATCCATAGCAACATAAACAGGACTCAGAGCATCATATAGAGGCGTTGTGAGACATCTATTTTCTTGATATGCCCTTTCGATTGCTTGTGCAAAGTAATAAGCATCAGATGAACTTAAAAATGCTTCTGATATCGTGCTCGGAAATTCTTGTTTGATTTTTTCGCCTAGTACTTTCGTTTGGATCGCATACCAATTTCGCTGTTGCTTTTCTATTTTGATAGATTCTGAAACTTCAATTTTGTCAAGATACTCATCAAGATCAAGATCGTATGTAACTTTTTCGTTTATCTTGTACGCTGACTCTTTAAACCATGGATAAAAAAATAACTTGTACTCAAGTTGATTGAGATTGTCATTACCTCTTCTGTGTGCTTCTGCAACCATTTCTGCGAAGAATCCGCTGTTTCCTTCGCCAGTCGATTCTATTATAACTTTTCCATCGTACGGAACTGCTTGCAGTGTTCCGGTAATAACTTCTTCTGCTTTCAGCGGATTTCTTGCGCATGTTTTACCGAACTCAGATACAAGAACAATTTGATATGATCCACCACGCAGCGTCGTGTCAACGCGAATCACACTCCCATTTGCAAAAGATATTTCTCTTGCTGATCGCGCGGTTACATCAACTCTAAGCCACGAAGGGAGATGATCTAAAGCGTATCCGATAATGCGTTTGAAGATATGCTGTGCGTGTTCTAGCGAGTAAGAGACAATACCGACGGATAAATTACTATTCCAAACGCATGCATCAAGCAGATATAAAACGGAGAACGTTGACATGCCTAATTGACGCGCTTTCAAAATCAAGTTACGTGAATGCAAGTTGTCAAGAACATCTTCTTGAACAGAATTCAAACGAAATTGAACGTCATTTCCGTTTCTGTCAACAATATGATAAAGATTATTTAATCGATATTTTGTGTCTGAAAACTGATTTACGTCAGTCATTTTTGTCGATCAAAGATTGAAGTTGCTCAGGTGTAATCGAATCTACTTCTCTCTCTTCTTCTTTCTTATCCCAGCCGTACTTGTTGCGCATAATCATTTGTAGAGACGCGGTATTTGCTTTTGGATTTTCGCCCGTAGCGCTATCTGAAAGCACTTTTTCCCACAATTTTTGACCCTTTGCAAGTGACGAACTTTGCTTTACGATAGGAAAAACTGTTGGATCACTCTTTACATAAGTCATTAAAGTTTTGTAGCAGCACATGTATTTTCCATCGTCGTAACACCATGACGTTCTGTGATATCCTTGCGCAAGATGTTCGCAAAAACTGTCAAAAGCTTTTAATCTGAGTTCAGTCGTCGGAAGCGCTTCTGCGTGTTTATTACCAAATGCATAGGGCATTATTTTACATCCAATTCAATTACAATTTTTATAGATTCTGGTTCAGACTGAAACGACTTTCTCGCTTCTACAATGCAATCTTTCACAAGATCGCTTTCAGTTGACGCGTCAAAATCATCATACACAAGAAATTTATGTGTCATCGATCTTTCAGCGTCTTTAAATTTCACTTTAACTATTTTAGATTCAGACATACACCAAGAATCATAAATTTAAAATTTTAAGTCAAACTTTTTTGTGTTGTTAAAAAATTTAATGTTTGCATTTTTTCGTTAGTCAAGGTAAAGTAAAGTCGAGTTTTGTTTGTCGACAGCTCGGTTTCAACTTTTTTTGTTGCAACTGTTAAGTATTTGAAAACAAGATCAAAGTCTTGTTGGATTTTCTCGGGCTCCATGTATTGTGGAGCCTTTTTTTACACTATAATTTTTTTGATCAAATTATCTAATCTATCGACGACAATTTGCAATAATTCGTCACGATCGTTCATCGTAATGTACGTTTCTCTTCTCAATTTTTTCGATGCACTGTTCCGATTCTGATAAAAGTTGTTACACTTCTCTTGAATCTGTCTAAAAGAAAGTTTCGTCAAGTTGCTCAAAATGGCATGTCTCCCAAGTCTTCGTTGAGTTGCTGATTTCCGTCAAAAAAGATGTTGTTTTCTTCGCAATAAACGTCAACTGCATTACGTCCAGCATCAAGAAATTTCTTTTGAACATCTTTATCATCGTAGAAAGCAGTCCACGCATATTTCGTTTCGCCATCACGATTTTTATATTGCTGTGACGGGGGTGACAACCAGCGTCTTCCATCTTTTTGCCACAACGTGAACCCCTTTAAAGTGAGTGATGGGTTACCGAAACTCAAGTCTGCATATCCGAGTCTTGAATCTTTTTGTGCTTTTGTAAATTTGATGCATGTAATTGCCATTATTATTTGTCCTTTTGTTGGATTTCTAGTGTTCTTATAATTCCTTGCAAGCGCGCGTTTGAAATTTTTGACTTCATCAATTTGTTATATACTTGTTTGTTGTTTTTTTTGTTCTGGATAATAAAGTTCACTACGTCGAATATGTTGAAGCATGCAGTGTGAAAATACTCAATTCGCTTAATTGCAGTTTCTAATTTAGCTATACTTAAAATAAATTGGTGTGCGCAAAAATTAAAATCTTTTTCTATTTCTACACATGTCATCCATCGAGTGTTTTCCTTCGGAACCTTGAAAATATCTTCTCTTTCAAAAAATTTATTGTTTTGTTTTATATAAAGGTAGATTTTTTTTAAATGTTCGTTTTTTTTAACTTCCTCGTAAAAATTCTTTGCACATTTCAGAGTACCAACTTGGTTAATTAAAAAAAATTTTACAAGGTTAACGGTGTTTATTTTTTGTTTGGAATCTATTTTTTCCTTCAACATTAATGCACCATATCGGCAATGGGTTGAAGGCGATATAAATTTATATTTTTCTTGAAATTCATAACCATCCAACTCTTCATTTAAAAAATCTAATACCTCAACTTTTGGTGCAGTTTCTGCAATTTGATTATTATTTTTTTCTTGTTCTTTTTCTTGCTTGTCTGCAATCAATGAAGCCAAAAAACTTGAGAGTTGAGTAAGTGCGCTAATTGTCTCAGATAAAGTTTGATTTGTATAAATGTCTTTTTGTTCCATTTTAGTATCCTGATTTTAAGATGTTATGAAGTTTAATCAAATATTGTCTATGTTGATTTGCGATCTCTTCATCACGCAATTTTTGCGTGATGTCGTTAGTGACTTGATCGACTAAATTTTGTGTTTTGTCGCTAACGTATTCAAATTTCATGTCGTCAATTTTTCCGTTAATTTCAATTTTAAAGCTCATAATAATTATTCCTTTAATTTGGTGACTTCTATTTCTGTTCGAGGTCTGTCTGAATAGATTTTGTATGCTTGCGAACTGACGATTTGCGCGTCGTCGACATACACAATTCCGTTCATCAAATCTAAAAAAAACTTTATATAATTATCGATATCGGGACGTGTGATATCCCATCGTTCTAACTCCGATTTTTCTAAAACTGATTTTAAGCGCTTCTGAGACCATGACTTGGGTATAGCAGTATGGAAACATACCCTGACATGCACGGGACCCGTGACGGGCTTGTAAAGTGCGTTCATTGCCATTTGCGAATGGATCGATAGTCTCAATCTTGCGGTATCGTCTTTTTGACAGTCATAAACACCAACTTTCTTGCCGCGAACATAAAAACGTGGTCTTGCTTTAGCGATCGGTGGTTCATTCAAAACAAATTTATACATTTTTATTTTTCATCCGATAAATTTTTTGATACACTCTGTGACAATCGAGACAGTACGAGACTTTATAAGCACGTGTCGGTGTGTCTTTTCCGCAAATCGGACATGGTTTCGCATCGTACAACTGCGGTTTGGGGTGAGTGTTGTACGTAATCCGACGACGCATTTTGAACGTATGACGATCGACAAAGTCATTCATTTTCGCTTTCAATTGCACAAAATCCAAGTTCAACGTTTCTGCAATTTGCTTCAGCGATTCAATATCGATTGGCTTACGAATTACTCCTCGCTCTAAGCGTTGATACTTTCCTTCCGAAAAGTTTTTCAATTTTTTGCACAATTCTTTTTGTGACATCTGCAATTTCAGTCGTGCGCTGCAAATGTCGTCGTAAAATTCATTCATGACTGCTCCGATTTGGGTTTGATAAATTTATTTCGCACAAGATTTTGCTGGAGTTCCGATTGGAAGTTTTTAGAGTCGTATTTCACTTGAACAGGTATTGAAAATCCTCGGATCGGTGTAAATTCGACGTATCCGTGACACGGTTCGATTCTGCAATGACAACTATTTTCTTTCGATTTGAATTTTTCAGCTGCCTTCTTTGCGAGTTCTTCGTTCGATGGAGCCGTTTCAGCGATCGATTTTGGTGTCATTTTCGCTCTGACCAACATTTTATCGAAATTTTTACGTAGACTTTTTGCAGATAAACAAGTCGTACTCCAAAACTCGTCGGATTCACGATATGCGATGACTAGATCGATCTCTTCCCATGGTCG